AACGGCTTTGCCACGGCCTGCTATGATGGCCAGTATTTTTTTGACTCAGATCACCCGGTGGGGACCGGCACGGCCTCCAATACCGGCGGCGGCGCGGGCACGGCCTGGTATCTGCTGGACACCAGCCGGGCCATCAAGCCGTTCATTTTCCAGTTGCGCAAGGCGGTGCAGTTGACCCGCATGGACCGCCCGGATGACGAGCACGTGTTCATGCGCAAGCAGTTCCGCTATGGCGTGGACTACCGGGGCGCGGCGGCTTACGGCCTGTGGCAGTTGGCCTACGGCTCCAAACAGGACCTAACCACCGCCAACTACGCCGCGGCCCGGGCGGCCATGATGTCTCTGACCAACGCCGACGGCCGGCCCCTGGGGATCACCCCCAACCTGTTGGTGGTGCCGCCGAGCCTGGAAGGAACGGCCCGGCTGCTGCTGAATGCCCAGTTTGTCATTGGCGATGACACCGCTGGGGGCAGCAAGTCCAATATCTGGCAGGGCACGGCCAGCATTCTGGTGGCGCCTGAACTGGCTTAAGGGCTGGGTTATGGCCTACTGTGAGCAGGCTGATCTGGCCAAGCTGGTGACCTGGGAAGAGTTGGCGAAGCTCACCGCCGAAGCGGGAGACGATATTGACGCGGCGGTGATGTCTGAGGCCATTGCCCAAGCCGACGCGGAAATCGACTCCTACTTGGCGGTGCGCTACGCCCTGCCCCTGGACTCCGTTCCGGCCCGGGTCAAGGCCCTGTCGGCGAGCCTGAGTCTCTACCACCTCTATGCCCGGCGCGGCGTGGCCGAAGGGGTCTGGCGCCAGAAGTATGAGGACGCGGTGAAGTTCCTGAGAGACGTGGGCGCCGGGCGGGCGGAGATTATCGGGGCCACGGGCGCGGCCCCCACCGGGGCGGAGTCGGCGGTGGTGGAGCTGTCCAGCAATGAACCGGCGTTCACCCGGTCCTACCTGGGGGGCTGGTGATGTCGGGCCTGGCGGTGCGGGTGCTGGCGGCGGACGTGGTGGCCCGGCTCCGGGAGATGGAAGACCGGGGCGGCAACCTCACCGGCGTCATGCGGGACTTTGGCGAGCACATGAAGGGCAGCATCCAGGCGAACTTTGACGCCCAGGGTCGGCCAGTGCGCTGGAGTCCCTTGAGCCTGGCGGCCAAGATTTCCTGGCACACCGCCAGGAAGTCGTTCTGGGATAAAAGGGGCGCCCGGATGTCCAAAGAGGGCCGGGCGGCCTGGGCCGGGCGCAAGGCGCTCACTGACACGGGCACGCTGCGCCGGTCAATTTACTACACGGCCACGGCCAGGGGCCTGACCCTGGCCACAAACGTGAAGTATGCGGCTATCCATCAGTTTGGGGGGCAGGCGGGGCGGGGGCGCAAAGTATTTATCCCGGCCCGGCCCTACCTGCTGTTTCAGGCTGAGGACCTGGACTATCTGCAACGGTCAATTTTGCGGCACGTGACCGGAGGGCCATAAATGCCCGGCTTAACCATCATCGACCTGGAAGACGCGCTCATTGACCGGATCAAGGCGCAGCTCTCCTACCTGAAGACGGTGGAGAGCTATGGCGGCCAGTTGGAGGGCGACCTGCGCCAGTTGGCGGTGCGCTTTCCGGCGGTGTTCGTCATGCTGGGGGCAGTGCGCCACGACGCGGAGCTGGACGCCTTCGGCGGGACCTACGGCGCGGAGTGCATCTTTGACCTGGCGGTGTGCTGCCGCAATCTCCGGGGTGAGGCCGCGGGGCGGCGGGAATCGCAGGGGGCTTATCAAATCCTGGACGGTCTGCGCCAGGCCCTGGCGGGCCAAACCCTGGGGCTGGCCGGGGCGCAGCCGGTGGAGCCGGACAAAGAAGAGGCCCTGGTGATAGAGCGCGATCTGGTGATTTACCGGGCCGCCTATCGCCTGGGGATGCAGTGGGAACTTGAATAATTCTGAGGAGATAAAATTATGGCCGACACATTAACGTCATTATTGCGATTGCTGATCGTCGCGACCAAAGTCAAGGACCTGGACATCAACGATCCCCGGGATGCGCTGAGCAAGGAATACGAAACCCAACTGGCCAGCGGCACGGGCAGCAGCCAGGCCGATCTGATTTTCCACGACACCCGGAGCTTGGCGGACGGCGCCAGTGAGGACCTTGACCTGGCCGGGGTTTTGGCGGACGCCTTTGGGGCGACCCTGACCTTCGCCAAGGTCAAGGCGCTGATCATCAAGAACAACAGCGCCACCCAGACCTTAAGCGTGGGCGGGGCCTCGGCCAACCAGTTTGTCAACTGGGTGGGCGACGCCACGGACATCATCAAGATCGCCCCCAGCGGCTTTTTTGCGCTCACCGGCCCCCTGGCGGGCTATGCGGTGACCGCCGCCACCGGCGACAAGCTGAAGGTGGCCAACTCCGCCGGGGCCGGGGCCACCTACGACATTATCATCATCGGCACGTCGGCTTAGGGCGGCGGGAGAGGAGGGATAGATTATGGCTGCCATTAGCGGTCGCAAGGCTTCCATCAAGCTGGCCACCTCCCTGGTGGCCGGCCTGGGCAAGTGGGACTTGACCCTGAGCCGGAAGGAGATCGACACCACCGAGTTCGGCGATGACTGGGAAAAGTCCGAGGTGGGCATGGCCAACTGGAAGGCCACCTTTTCCGGCCACCTGGATTTGGATGACGCCCAGCAGGAGACGCTGCGGGGGTATTTCGATTCCGGCGACCTCATCCAGGACGTGCGGTTTTACCTGAATAACGACACCGGCAAGTATTATGCGCCGGACACGGTGACCGACCCGGACGCCGGAGGGCGGCTGACGCAGTTGAAGATCGGGCACTCCAAAGACGGCGTGGCCAGCGCGGAGTTTTCCATCTCCGGCTCCGGCCCTATCACCCTGAACTAAGGGGGCGCCATGAGCGGACGCGGGCGGATTGACAAGACCGTCTGGGTGGAGGCCGACGAGTTGGCGCCGGGGCTGCGGCTGAAGTTTCGGTATATCCCGAAAACGGAGTTGCAGGAGATGGTGCGCCGGGCCACGGACACCACCTTTAACCGCCAGGCCAATCAGAAAGAGGCCAGGGTGAACCCGGACAAGCTGTTGCGCGAGTATGCCGGGGCCATCCTGGACTGGGAGGGCATGAGCCGGGAAACTTACGCCCGGCTGATTCCCATTGACCCGGCGGATTACCCGGAAGCGATTCCCTGCACGGAGGAATACAAGCTGGAGCTCTTGCGGGAGGCTTACGGGTTTGAGGTGGTGGCGACCCGGGTGACCACGGACCTGGCCATGTTTCAGGCCCAGGAGTTGGAGCGCGAGATAAAAAACTGATAGCGGCTGTCAGGTTCAGCCGGGAATACGGGGCGGACTGTGAGAAATGCCTGGAATTGCGCCGGGAGGGGCTGGGCAAATCTGATCCGGATTGCGCCACGTGTGAACGCCCGGACCTGATGGCCGCTAATTTTTCGGCTTGGGAGCTTTTGGCCGCGGCGGGGCCGGCCCTGGTGGACGGCTGGGGCGCGGTGCAGTTGGGCAATGTCCAAGCCGTGGCCCAAGCCCTGGGGATAGCCTGGGACGGGGAGTTGCTGGCCAAAATATTGGCGGTGTGGGCAGAATTGAGAGAGGATAGCTAATGGCCCCCAAGGACCGGGTAACGATTGAGCTTTACGTTGATGACCATGGGACCGTCCGCCTGCGCCAGGCCCGGAAAGAGGTGGAGGAGCTGGGGCAGGCGGGGGCGCGGGCCTTTGGCGACAGCAAGGCCGCGGCGGATGATTTCGCCGGCGCGCTGCTGAAGAAGGTGGGTATTTTCGCCATGCTGACGGCGGGGGCTTACGCCCTGAGCCATGCCATAACTGCGGCGTTCACCGGCGGCATCAAGGCGGCGGACGCGTTTGAGATCACCACCATTGGCATCGGGGCGTCGCTGACCAATATGGCCAGAGAGGGACAGGGCAGTTTTCAGCAGATGTTTGAGCGCAACACAATTTTTGCCAAAGAAATGTATGAGGCCATACGAAAGGAGGACTACAAAAGGTTTGCTTCGGCAGACGAAATCATGACCTCCTACAACGCCCTGGTGCAAAAGGGCTACGCCGTGCGCCTGGATGAGGTGAGCGCCCTGGGCCTGCTCACTGACAAAATCAAGTTGGCCACGGCGGGGCAAAACACCGGCATTCAAATCAATCAGGAAATCCGGGCCTTGATGGAGGGGCAGGCCCGGGCCGGGAGCCTGTTGGCCCAGGAGCTTAAAGACCGCATAGGGCCGGGCTGGGAAGAGGTCATTGACAAGCACCGGCGGGCCGGAACGCTGCTGGAATATCTGGCCAGCCTATGGCCGGGTCTGGACGCGGCTTCCGCCAAGGTGCAGAACACCCTTGAGGCCCAGAAAACCACCCTGGAAGGGCACTTAAAATTTATCGGACGAGAGGGGTTAAGCGGGGCCTATGAGTGGATAGTTGAAAAGGCAAAGAATTTAAATAGTTGGCTCACTGAACATGAAAAGGTTTTGGCCGGGCAAATAAAAAGGGCTTGGGCCGACATCCAGCCCCTGGCCCAGTCCATCCTGGACATCATGGTGGCGATGGTCACTGTGGGCGGCAAGGTGGCCCAGGTGGTGGCCGCCATAGCCGGCGGGTTCGCTAAAACCAATGAGGCCTTGAAGCAAATGGAAAGCCAGGACTTGTGGGCGGCGTCCAGGGCGGTTGCTTCAGGCGCAGGGGAAACCGACTTAACCATTGCCGCCAAGCAGGCCGAGAATATCCGGCTGGCCAAAGAGACAGAGAAATACAAGCGGGAGACTTATGAGCTTTATTTGAAGGAATTAGGGCAGACAGCCACCAGACCCAAGCCGCTGGAAGCGCCAGGCGGCGGCAAGGGCGCCGAGAATGAACTGAAGCGCATCGAAAACCTAACCCAGGGGCTGTATCAGGAATTGGCCCGCCTGTCTGAGGGCAGCCTGGGCCAGATAGAGGAGTGGGCCAATAAGCAGGTCATGCAGATTGAGCGGGTCAAGGGCCAGGCGGCGGAGGTGGCCGAGGCCCTGGGGCTGGTGGAGCAGGTGCGCCTGCTCAAGCAGGAGCGGCTATTAGAGGACTTCAACAAATGGCACGCCAGCGCCATCGGGGATCAGAGCTATGCTGAGATTTTGGGGATGCTGCGCACCCTGGATAAATTCGCGGTCACTGAGCAGAGCAAAAAGGCGATCCTGGAGCGGGGCAATAAAGACGAAATCGCCCGGATGGAGCGTCTTGAGGCGGCAAAATATGACATCGTGGAGGCCTCCAACCGCAAACTGGCCCTAATTGAACTGGGGCGGCAAAACGACCTGCTCAGCCGGGAGAAGCAGTTCCTGGACGCCATGGGCCAGGCGGCGCCGTTGGAGCGGGACCGGGCCTACTGGAAGGGGCTGGCCCTGGAAAAGGAGCTGGAGATTGGCCGGGCGCAGCTTGAGCAGTTCCTGGTGGGCAAGAATATCGCGGGCCAGGAGCGGGAGCGGTTTCGCCAGTTGCAGGACATGACCGATGAGGCCCGGCGGCTGGCCTTTGCCCGTGAGCAGTGGGGCCGGGAGGGAGTGGGCGGCGGCCTGAAAATCTGGGCGGCGGAGCGCTCGGATAAGCTGGCCCGGGAATGGGGCGATTACACCAAGAGCACCCTGGATCGGGCCGAAGGGTGGATAGGCGACACCATCGGCCAGGGGATTGTGGGGGCGCTGAATAAAGAAAAGGCGCAATTCGAGAAGATCGGCAAGAGCCTGGCCGAGGGGTTCATTACCGAGTTGGCCAAGATGCTGGTGAAGAAGGCCATCTTTGACCCCCTGTCAAGGTTGTTTGGCGAGGAGCGGGGGCAGGGCCGGGGCGGGCCTGGGATGCCTGGGGGCATGGGCTACATGCCCAAACAACCCGGCTGGCGGGACGCGGGGGGCGGGGCGCTGCCCAGCTATGGCGAGGGCTCCTACAAGGCTTTTGATTGGGATGAAATCTCGGGGCGGTGGCTTGAGGCGGCCGACGCCAACAAGCTGGCCGGGGAGACGGTGCAGCAGGCGGGGACGACTGGAATTCAATCTTCTCTGCAACTCGGCCTGGGGGCCTTGAGCCTGGGTCTGGGGGCGCTGGGTTTGACTACCGGCTCCAAGGAATTGATGTATGCCAGCATGGCCATGACCATCGCGGCCATGCTTTTGCAGTTGGCGGCCACGATGGACATGCTGCCGTTTCATGCCGGCGGCGTTGTCATGCACGCCGGCGGCCAGGTGCCGCTTTACGCCCATGCCGGCTTGCGGCTGCTGCCCGATGAGCGGTTGATCGTGGCGCAGACGGGGGAGGGGATATTGCCCCGCACGGCCATGAGCCGGCTTGGGCCCGGGTTATTTGAGGCGTTGCGCCGGGGGGATTTCGTCACCGCGGCGGGCGGGGCGGCTGGTGGATTGGGCCAGG